AGGGAGTATTACTAATGTCCAAAAAAGAAGATTTGATTGCTGCACAAAAAAAACTGGCTGAACAACTTAAAAAGCAAAAAGAAACTGGCAAGGTTGATAAGAAAAAACTTCAATCTAAAAAAGAAACTATTGAGCCTTTTAAAATGTCACCTAGTAGAAAAGAATCTATTGATAGTAAAGCAATGGGTGGCAAAATCCAGACAGAATATCGTGGTGGTGGAATGGTGAACCTTGGTAACTATAAGGGACAGTTCTAATGAGCAGTGATCCAGATAAGTACAAAGGTTTTAAGCCATCTGTATTTAAAGCATCAAGAGAGTCAAACAAACCTGGCAAGACTTTTTTAATAGATGAATCTGGTAAAACAATTACTAAAGAGCAATATAATAAGAGAATTGAAAAAGAAGAAAGTAAACCAAAATTTAAAAGAATTATAGGTGCTTTATTTAATAGAAGAGCAAAGAATCTACCAAAAGGCGACATTACCAAGAAAATGAAAAAAGGTGGTGAAGTTACATCTGAGTTTAGAATGGGTGGTAAAGTAGATATCGGCAATTATAAAGGACAGTTTTAATGAATGTTTCACGTGAAACATTGAAGAAGAAACCTAAAGGCAAACTGGTTGTAAACAGATTTTCCAAGATCCTTGCACCAGGGAAAAAACGTAAAACAAGAATATTATGAGTGAGCAACGCCAACAACTAGCTAATAACTTACTAAATATTCTTCAACAAAAGAAGGGTGACAGCAAAGGTATATCGGATATACCAATACCGATGAGAAGACCTTTCACACCAAAAGCCGAATTGGCAAGTGTAGAAGAGCAAGGTGAATTAGGTGATTTAGAAATGAGAGCAGATTTAGATCCATATATTTCAAATACTCCACTGGCTCAACTAGGATATAAATTATTTGAGGAAGGCAAAGTAAGTATTCAAGGAATACCTTTTGACAGACTTCGACCTGGAGTAGAGGATAAAGCAAAATATACGGGATCAAGAGGATTGTTTATACCAAGTGAAGAGGATATTGATTCAGATTATGAAAGACGTAGATTTGAACAACTTGATAAATATGGTATAAAAAGACAACCAATTCCATCTGGTGGCTTGGCTACTTTTAATTTTATGCGTGATATTTTACCACCCAAAGATATGTTAAATACTTTAAATCATGAACTTGCACATGCAGGATTTAAGTATTTATATGATAATCTCGATGAATTAAGCTTGGAAGATGGCAAATTTGTTGTAAGAGAGTTAAGTAGGAATCAACCAGGTATTCCTGATCAAATACAAAAAAAGGGTAAAGATATAAGAAATGAAGAACGAATTATAGATGAGTTTGAGTATCAGATTGCAAAAGAAAGACCCGATACAAAAATTTCAAAAATAGATATTTTTGAACGTGCAAAATTATTAGAGCCTATATCTATGTTACAACCAGACAGTGATAAAGATCTTTCTAGATTTGCTAAAAAGATAGTTCCAAGTAATCAAGAATTTGGTCCAGCTTTTTTTAATGAAAGAGTGGCTGAAAAATTTAATGAGATAGCAAACAAAGAACTTAGAAAAATGGATGTACCAGAAAAGAAAGAACAAATTGGTACCTTAGGAAAAATTAAACAATATTTTGAAGGGATATTCTAATGGCAATACCTCCACGTCCCATGGCCTCGCT